ACTTTAAGTCGATGAAAGATATAATGTCAAACAGGGGCGCGTTTACCCCTAGAAAAATATCAGCAATGTCTGGTGGCGATGATGACACAAACACATCGGTATGGACCACCATTCGAATCAATAAGCTGTTGGACGAGATCGAAAACGAAGGGTTCGATATCAAAGGGATCCATAACTCTCCATTCAAGGACAATGACATTTCTTTAAAAAGAGCAAACTTACCCTTTGAATACACTCCAGAGGAATGGGAAGAGCTAAAGAGATGTAAGTACGACCTAATCTATTTTGCGATCAATTACTGTAAGATACAGACTGATGACGGTGTAAAGTTCGTTAAGGACACCCCAGGTCTTCGTGATTTTCAGGAAGAAATCCTTACCTCTTTTAAAGGAAACAAGTATAACATCCTGATGGCAAGTCGCCAGACGGGTAAGTCGGTTACGTCAGCGATCTTTATCCTGTGGTTCCTTCTTTTCCATGCAGAAAAGACAGCATTAGTTGTTGCCGATAACTTTACCACTACTCGAGAGCTATTGGACAAGTTCCGTATATGCCTAGACGGCCTACCGTTCTTCTTGAAACCTGGAATCAAGCACATAAACTCAGGAAACATCAAGTTCGACAATGACAGTCGCATAGTCGGTAGAACCACCACCAAAAAATCAGGTATCGGTCTTACTGTTAACTTGTTGTACATCGATGAGTTCGCGCACATCAACGAGTCTAACTTGGACGAGTTCTATCGAGCCATCTTACCTACGATCACGGCCGACCCTAACGCGAAAGTAATCATAACCTCCACTCCAAACGGACGTAACAAGTTCTATGAGATCTGGCAGGATGCAATCGCTGGAATCAGTGAATACGTTCCCTTACGAGTAGACTGGTGGCAGGTAAAAGGTAGGGACGAAGAGTGGAAACAAAAGGCGATCGCTAACATGGGATCGGTCGAAGACTTTAACCAAGAGTATGGTCTTCAGTTCTTCTCGTCCGATCAGTTATTGCTCAATTCAAACGAGCTTAAGAGGCTTTATGGAATACGTGCAAACTACGTTAATTCTTGCTTCATGTTGACCGAAGACAAGCAGTGGATAAACGATTACTTTACGGTCCATCCAACCTATGCAAAAAGGACTCCTTCTGACTATAAAAACGATCCAGCTTTCTACATATTTTCTATAGATACGGCAGACGGTGTAGGTGGAGACTTTTCGGTGCTTAACGTATATAAGGCAGTTGCCCTTCCAGTAAAGGAACTAATCAAGAAAAAGGAAGCCATACGTGGAGAAGCTGACACCGTGTCTCTAATCCAGGTGGCAACACTAAGGTCTAATGAGATCGACGTGAACCAATTCGCAGCAGCAGTTGAATACATAACATACGACCTATTCAATCCCGAAAAGGTTAGGATAGTCCTTGAGATGAACCATAAGGGAGAGATAATAAAGAACAGGCTGCAAGATAACGAGGAATACTGGTCATCTCAGCTAATACACACTAAACACACAGAAATGGCAGTACAGGCTAAACCCGGAATACGACTTGGCCCAACTAATAAGATAAAATACTGTGAAAAATTCAAGTATTTGGTAGAGATCACCCGTATAATTCCCAACGACTACCTAACTATTGCTGAGTTAATGTCTTTCGGTAGGTCCAAAGGCGGAACATATAGAGGACAGAACGGAAACGATGACCTTGCGATGACTAGCGTCAACCTTGCACCGGCTTTTGAGTCTTCTCAAATGTGGGATCTTTCAATAGCGACATACGAGGCAGCTAGCTCTGAATATCGTAGGGAAGTCGAGGAAAAGATATTCAGCTTATTTAGGACAGGTTCTACCAAACCTTTATACGATTACGATACTTTAAGGAAGGTCAACGCTCCATCTAGCGGAGCAGAATCTAATAAAGCACAAGCCTCAAACGTTTTCGATTTAGAAGCTTTAGATAAGATGAAAAAAATTAACTCCAAATTTTTTAAAAGTTAGGACAATTGTAGTATACTTATATTGTGTAAAACAGAAACTATGAAGACCCTAAAATTCCAAGGTGATATCACGCTCGATGAAGTGTTCAACCACCACAAAAAAGTGATATACGATAACTTGATCAATTCCATCGAAGAATCGTACGGTGACCTAGAAAAAACAGAAGCGACTATCGTAAAGATAAGCATCAATGACGATCTATACACCATCAACCTTTCTCAAGAAAAGTTCATAAGCGGCTTGGAAAAAGCAATCGTCTTTTATGAAGAGCTCGAAGAGTATGAGAAGTGTGCAAAGTGTGTTAAAATAATCAACTCAATAAACAGCAAAAAAATGGAAGTAAACTAATATGAATGAACAAACCAACGCTAGAACTAATGCAAGAATTCAAGAATTATCCGAAAAACTACTCTTAGCTGACGCAAAAGAATCAGACAGGAACGAGCTCGCGAACTTAATTTATCCGAAGCTCCGATACTTTATTTGGAAGTTTTGCAAAAACGATTTGGATACTGAAGAGGCTCTTCAGTGGACTCTCAAAAAGATATTTAAGAACATCTGCCAGTTTAATTACCAAAAGGGCAGGTTTACGACCTGGATATACACTATTGCCAGGAACGAGACCCTATTTTATCTTTATCATCAAAAGAAGAACTCTCATTATGACATCGACCTTATTCAACATAAAATAGAAAGGCCCGATGATTTCGACGAAGTAACTGTGAGTAGCGGAGACCTAGACATGATCTATAACACTACCATCACAGAGATACACGAAATTCTAGACCCTGTTCTCAAGGGGATAGCTGTTGATAAGATGATAAAGAACAAGAAGGTAAAAGACATCGCTGTGAAGTATGAGATGAACGAAAACACAGTAAAGACCAAACTCAGAAAAATTCGTTCTGACTTAAGAGTCTCAATACTCAAAAAGAATCCTCATTTCGAAGAAAAAATAAAAGCAATACTATGATATTGAACAAGATAAATCCAATATGGGTAATAAAGTCTTTGAATCGTAACCTAACCGAGATAAAGAACCATAAAACTTACAGGAAGATAATTTACGACTTGAACGCTGCAGGTAAGTTAGAAGAGATAGGCTTCAAGGTAGACCCTGACGCTAATCTATATTTAGGGATAAACCTAAACCCAGAGCTCCTGCTCTATTCAGAAACTTCACAAGAGTCGGTAGAGCTTAAGATGATATCTGAAAAGATGCTTAAATATAACGATTTCCTTACTAAGGAAGGAATACTCGATGTGATAACTGTCGATTATGACAGGATCCATAATGACGAGTTCTACGGTTACATTTTACAAATAAAGTTCGATAGTAAGAATTTCAATAAAAAAGAGATGATATGGGCAGTTTCCTATCTGTCCTCACTAGCTCTAGGTCTTACTGCATCGATCTTAAGTATTGTTCTGTGAGATAAATAAAAAAAATAAACTGACATGAAAAATTGGTTAGAATTACTTAAAAAGAACGTCTGGAAGGTAAGTACAGTCGTGTTATTGCTATTGTACTTAGCTAAAGGCTGCACTCATTCTAGAGTTTCAGACTTAGAAAAACAGTATGCCGAAGACTCTCAAAAAACACAACTTCTTCTAGACTCTTTGAGAAACGTTGTTTCTACTAAGAAAGAGGTTAGAGACGAGATGGAACGTACGATGTTCAACTACTTGATCTATGAAGACGATTTAGACAAGGGAAAGAGTAGCCTGTCTGACGTAAAAAATAAGATAGAAGCAAATGACTAAGTGGTTTAGCAACAACCAGCACTTAATCATCAAGCTAGCCTTTCTTATACCGATAATCTCGGTAGCAGCTATCTCAATATCTCACGTAGTTAGCTGGTACGACTTGGCTAACCCGATGAGTTGGGCAATTTATTTGTCGATTGCCGTAGAGATCGCAGCGATGTCTGCAATAGCTGCAGCCTCAGTAAAAGTAAAAGGCTTTTCAGTATGGTTTGTGTTCATCATAGTAACCTTCATACAATTCGTAGGTAACATTTACTTTAGCTACACTGAAATAAACGAAGCTTCTAGGTTTTTTAAACAGTGGGTTGAATTGACCCAGCCTGTAATCGATGCAATGGGAATAGACGTTGATGACGTAATCGCTCAAAAGAGATTTCTTGCACTCCTTGAGGGCGGTCTTCTTCCTTTGATCTCTCTTACGTGTCTACACTTCTTTATCCAGTATGATGGCAAACCTAAGAGCATAGAAGAACTAGTAGAAGAGATTGAGGATCTTAAGGAAGAAGTCAAAGATGAGGTCGAAGAATTAAAAGAAGAATTAGAAGAAGCAAACGAGGTTCTTGAAGCTATTGAAGAACCCAAAGAGAGTGGACCAGTTACTGAGATTTCTGTGAATTCTGAACAACCGAAAGTAGCTCAAACTACTTTCAATAACGTTTCTAAACCAATAAGAAAACCTGGACTACTAAGCGATAAGATGAAGCGGTTTAGTAAATAATGCTTGAGATAAATAAAAAAAATCAAGCACAAAAAATAAGACTAAATGGCTATTCCTAATCTAAACGATATCTGTGATTGCTGTGGAGGTTACGAAAACCAGCCATATCTTCAACTATTCAACGACAAATGTTTTAAGATAGTCGACCAGAAGGATATCCAGGGAGAGTTCTGTTTGGGAGACGTAACTTTAGCTGTTGACGGTTACCAGTGCGTAGGCCTTAACTTGGAAGCAGGCGGTGGAACCCTAACTATCTTCGACAATCAAGTAATAGTAAACTCGCCAAGTCAAATATTGGAGAGCGAAAAGGCATACGCTAGGGGAGTCTTGATCAAGATAACTTACCCAATCTACGATAACAATTCTGAAGAGATAGCACTTAGCAAAAAATCGGTAAAGATCTCTATTGAAAGGGCAAGCGACATGCAGTCGTTAGAATATCCTCTTCACAATCTTTTTGTGATGTTCACCAATCCTAAATCAAACGATCCAGAAGATTTAATAAATAAGATAGAGATAATAAATCCCAATTTGGATTACGTTATTAAGGTTTCTGCACTAGTCCTATTTGGAAAAGCAGACTAAAAAATTTAAAGAACGATGTTAGAAAGCGGTACGGAACTAATCACACTAATAAACGACACAGTATATGCGCCAACGTTTGTTAGCACAGACAAAAGAAGACCACGCGCAGAACGAACGACAGTTGGTTATTGGCAGATAGGCGAGGATCAGCAATATGGGTTTTCAAGAGGACCTGTGTTCAAAGTAGAGTTCGTAAATCTTGATGACGTTGATGCTGGAGTTACTCACGTAAAGATATGGGGAATAGACAATGAGGACAACGACGCACCAGTCTATCCAATAGCGTATGTTGCAACTAACCCAGTAATTCACGTATACCTTAAAAAGTTTCTTTTTTGCGACTCTGAAGGTGAGCCGATCGATCCAGTAGGAGATTATGTAGTCGTTGGTTACAAGAAAAGAGTCCTTCCTCTTGCTTGGTAATGAGTAAACTAAACGAAAATAGAGGCATGCCTGGCGCATTAGGCCAGAGAGACTTCGCTAGGGGTCTACCTTTTTATGGAACAAAAGGCGACTTTAACTTTACTACAGGTAGAAGCCAGTTTACGCCAGGAATTTCTGTAAAACAGGCACCACTTACCGATATGTCTATCAAGGGAGATCCTGGATTTACTCCATTCGATATTAAACTAAGCACACTAAGAACTTTCTTCAAACCTGGCGATAGAATTCGTGGAGTAATAGTCAACTCTCAAACAAAAGGAGAGCCTAGAGTGATTACTGGTAAGCTTCATAAGATGCTTCCAAACTATAAAAACGGGAGTGTTCGCGTATGGATAAGAGATCCAAAGACACTAAAGCTCACCGAAGTATACATCGACACGATCGAAAGACTCTACGAAAGTAGAGCCATGAGTTTCGAGCAATTCATTAACTCCTAGAACCATTTTCATTTTTTCGATATAATATAATAAAGAATTGTGTTATGACCGAAGGAATAAACGAAGAGGAAGCTGCGCGTTTTCTAAACCAAGTAGATCAAGCCAGTGGAGTCAATCAAATCAAACCAGTCGTTGAGGAAGTAGAACAAAAGCCAAAGAACTTAGGAGTCGTTGCGAACTATTCAGAACTTACCGAGCTTTCCGGCGCAGCCGAGTCTTCTTGGAAGATTTTGGATCTTAGGGGACTCCCATCAAAGGGAATGTTTTATCCTGAGGGAGCTGAACTATTACTGAGACCTGCAAAGACCAAAGAGATACGGCACTGGTCTACGATAGATGAAAACGACCCGATTGATGTTAGGGAAAAGATCAATTTCGTTCTCAATGCGTGTATCAAGTTTACAATAAAGGGAGGACGACCTCTAAATTTCAATGATTTCTTGGAAATAGACAGATATCACATTCTTTTCAGGATATACGAACTTACGTTCCCTAATCAAGAAAACAAGCTTTGGGCAAACATTAAATGCAACAACGAAAGGTGTGGACACATAAATAAAATACAAGTAGGTAGTCAAAATCTAAAGGGATTTGACTGTCCACCTGAATTGATCAAATGGTATTCTCAAGAGGAAAAGTGTTTCAAAATAGTTTCTGAAAAATTACAAGAAACAATCAGGATATTCTTGCCTACCTTTGGGGTAGAAACACGGCTACGTCAACGTAGGGATACTGAAGTTTCACAAGGAGTGGAAATAGACAATGCGTTCTATGAGTTTGCTCCATACTTGATTGACAATTGGAGAACATGCGACCAGACTTATCTTACTGGACTAAAATTTGGATCTCACAGCTGGCCAGAAAACAAGTTCGTATTCATTCATAAGTTTACCAAATCGCTAAAGGAGTCAAGTCTCAATAAGGCTGGCTGTAAGTGTGAAAAGTGCGGAAGCATCACGGAGAGCCACATTTTTTTGGCAGGAAGCTTCACTGTCAAAGATATTTTCATTATTTCAGCTGGACTTGATGAACTTATTTGAGTTAAACACTCGATTGGCGGTGAAGCTTAATCAAAGCTTTGAAACACTTTACAACTTAGACTACAACGAATACTCTCTGATCCTTAATATCGTAAACAAAGATACTGAAGAGGCTAATAAGTCTATGAGTACAGATTTTATACCGGATTCACCAAGCGGTCCAGTAAAAGTCAATTTACCTGATCACTTAAAACTTAAATAAATAATAAAAAAATAAGATTAGGTGAGTGAAAAACTAGCAGCATTTGCAAAGTTATACAATGAAAAGGCTACATCGGATGTTGAAGAAGCTAAAGCAAACGTCGCAGAGTATGAAGAAAAACTCAAGCGTGCAGATGAACTTTGGAAGACTGTAAAAACCGAAACGGACAAGCTTGGAATCACCGAGAAATTTTTATCAGTTTTTCCAGAGCCTGGAGGAAAGGTTAATATTACTTTAGGAGGATCTGGGGCAAATCCTAATTATACGGCTTTATTTCAATATGGTGACCCTTTAGAATCTTTTGTAAGAGAACTTTCTAAACTAAAGAATGCAAAGAGCAGGCTACAAAGCTCTAAAAACAGCTTAGAGTTTGCCGAATCGCTATTGGCTAGGAAACCAGAAGAGCACTTAAAATTACTTGGGAGTGAAATAGCTAAAGTAGCAGCAGAAGCGGCTTCACGTGGAGGAGAGCCAGTAAGCGAATTCCTTAAGCTAGTATTCAGCAGTTATGAAAACTATTCTGAAGAATTTATCTATCAGGTTGACGGCGCAGACGGTCCGTCTAAGGTAAACACCAGTCAAGAAGTTTATGCGTTACTAAAAGAAAAAATCGATTCTAATTCCGTGGCTCCTAAACAGGAAGGTTCTGAGGGATCTTCTCCAATAAATGAGCCAATTGCTGAGACTGCTACTGGTGACACAGGTCAGGCGTCTTCGAACATAAACCTTACCGAAGGAGTAGAACCTAAAGGCGCTGAAAACACTACAGAAGGCACTGCCTCTGTGACTGAGAGCAAGCCTGAAATAATAAAGACTGATTCTGCTCCACCGACTGGGACTAGCATAAACCTAAACTTAGAAAAAGCAGTAGAACCTTCTGCTGCACCGGAAGCGAGCACAGTTTCACAGTCCGTCATAAACGAGAACACTGTTTCTGCTCCTGCCCCACAGAGTGGGCCTACTCAATCTGAGGTTACTCAACAAAACATAGACCTAAGCACAGCCAATACTGCTTCTTCTTCTACCATAAACACTCAAAACATTGGCGAGTCTGTCTCAACTACTGGAGGTGGAACTATGGCTTCAACCAGTGTCGATACTACTATAAATCAACCTGCTCTAGAACCAGCAAAAGAGAAACCTGGGTTTTTCAAGAAGGCAATGGCTGCTGCAGGTAAGGCACTTTCTCCGTTGGCTGAAAGGCTCGGAGAAAATTCAAAGGACATGCTTGAGATCGCAAACTATCGACTCAATCAGGTCCTGCCAATCAATACAGTAAGCAAGCTATTTTCAAAAAAGGAAAAAGAAACTGCTGGTGCAAATCAGTTAAACTTGACAAACTCTTCTCCTACTAGCATTGATAACACTAAGACGGAAACAAATGTTGCTGGCACGCAGACGAATAACATGTCGACTACAGCAAATCAGCCGATTATTGAAACTAATATAGAAAAAATCAATCCAGCAGTAGAAGGAAATCCAACAACTGCTGCTGTTGAGACAAAAACGGAGAGCCCTACGCCAACTTCTCCAACTGTTCCAACTGCTCCTACTTTGACTGAGGCGAGTCCTTCTATCCCAACAAGCGTAAGCAGCCCTACTCCAGCTCCTACTCAGCCTCAAACGAGTTCTGGAATAGACGTTTCTTCTCTTGAAAAAAGGCTAAAAAAGATTGAAATAGCTTTGACGAATCCATTAGAAGTAATAATAAAAGACCACTAGTATCATGAAAACTGAAATAGAAAGATTGAAGCAACTGACCGTAGTATATTCAGAAGTTCACGTTGCACTCAACGAACTTGCTTCTGAGATAAGAGAATTAGATAAGATGCGAAAGGGTCTTAGTGAGGTTCTTGATAAAACCAGAGATGAGGAAAAACAAATAATAAATAAACTAGAGAAGAAGTTCGGTAAATCATTAAGTCCGGACGATCTCTTAGAAATAATCAAGACTCATGAACAAGGACTTATTTTATAGGATCTTTATAGGTGCTGCCTTAGTGATAATCATATTTTTAGCATGGCAAGCAAGGCTTTCTCAAAACAAGGCATTAGAAGAAACTGACGCTCTTAAAAAATCTATAATTGCTTCAGACAAACTCGTAAAAGAAGCAGATGGCAGATACGCTAAGTTGGTCAACTATTACAATTCTGAAAAGGACCTAAAGAACCAATTAAAGGATCAAAACAGGGAGCTATACACAGTAATAAAGGATCAGGGCGAGAGATTGTTGAGCATAACAAACACAATTGTTTCTCTAGACTCAAAGGTAACTGAAGGCTTCGGTAGTATCGATGAGGTCGATACTAATAAGATAAATGTCGCCCTAAGATATCCTTCTAAAGAGGATCCTTTTGTATTCTGGGACGGCTGGCTCAACCGCAACACTGCACAATATAACGGAGAGTTTACTTTTGGAAAACTTCCTATTCAGATAGTGGTTACTGAAGACTCTAGAGGTCTTTGGAAGCACAGAATAGTTGGACCAGAATGGTTAAAAGTAGATTCCTTACAAGTAAACAGCTTACCGCCTGCGGAGTATAATCCTTTGACTCCTAGAAAGCTACAGTGGATGGTTGGTGGAATGTACAATCACTCGATAATCAGTCCATCGTTTAGCTCAATAGGAATAGGAGTCGGTGTAAACCTATTTGATTCTCACAACATAATTTTTAGTGCCAACTCCCAGTCTCAAGTGGGTGTGGGTTACTACTACAAAATAAAATCTTTAAAGAAGAAATAAGATGGCACAAAGCAGATTCGTAAACCTTACTGCATACTGCATGGCGGAATACATGGCTGAGCCCTTGGGTTCTACAAACTACTATACTGATGACTTCATACTAGTAGAAAACGCTAAGACTGACTCTCGTCAGATATTTAACGATGATTCTTCGTATCATACGACAAAAAACATAAAGGACCTGACTGTTGCTCCCTTAGGAAACAATAACTATGCTTACTTGGACAGCGAAAAGATTCCTGATTACCTAACATACGATCCTGACTTGACTGAGACT